GAATTAACCCAATCGCAACATTTAACGATGTTGGAACAGTTATTTGGGGTAATAAGACCTTACAAATTAGAGAGTCTGCGTTAGACAGAATTAATGTTAGAAGATTGTTATTACAAGCTCGTAAGTTAATTTCAGCGGTGGCAATTAGATTATTGTTCGAACAAAACGATAGTTTGGTAAGACAACAGTTCTTGGATTCAGTTAATCCTATCTTAGACGCAATCCGTAGAGATAGAGGTTTATATGACTTCCGTGTAACAGTGTCTAACACACCTGAAGACTTAGATGCTAACCAATTAGTAGGTAAGATTTACATCAAACCAACAAAAGCGTTAGAATTTATTGACATCGAGTTCTTAATTACTCCAACAGGAGCATCTTTTGAGAACATCTAATAATACAAACTTTATTAAAACCCTCACAGAGATGTGGGGGTTTTTTATTTTACATAGTATTTATTGTTATGAATTTAGTAATAGTAGAAGGTTTTGGTGATTTGGAAAAACTCACACCTGACATGAAATATTATGCGTTTGATTGGGATGATAATTTAATGTATATGCCAACAAAGATTATTTTAAAAGACTCTAACGGTAACGAAGTAGGGATGGGTACTGAGGAATTTGCTGAACATAGAACCCAAATTGGTAAGGAACCTTTTGATTATAAAGGTAAAAATATTGTTGGGTTTGCTGAAAATCCTTTTAGAAATTTTAGAGTTGAGGGTGATAAGAGATTTTTAATGGACTCTATGATTGCAAAACCAGGTCCTGCTTGGCAAGATTTTGTAGAATGTGTCAATGGAGGTTCTGTATTTTCTATTGTCACTGCAAGAGGACATAATCCTAAAACATTAGCACTTGCGGTCAGAAAATTAATCGAAGGGAACATTAATGGACTTTCAAAAAAAGAACTTGTTTGGAATTTAAGAAAATATAATAAAATTGCTCAACAAAACCCAGATGTATCTGATGACAGATTGGTTGATTTTTATGTTTTCAAATTATGTAAATATTACCCTGTAACTTTCGGAGAAGGTTCGGCCGCCAACCCTGAGGAATTAAAAGTGAAAGCTGCGAAAGAATTCCAAGATTACGTAAAAAGTATATCCCAAAAAATTGGAGGGTCTCCATACTTTAAAGATGACATTTCTAACCGATTTGTACCTAAAATAGGTTTTTCTGATGATGATTTAAGAAATTTAGAAAAACTAGATACTGAATTAACAAAAGACCCAGAAAATATTTACCAGTTATATTCAACACATGGAGGAGAAAAGAAACCATATAAAAATTAATAATTTAAATAATTAAACTGGTCTTATGCAAAGATGACCTGAAAAAAAATCAAAGTAAATAGAAAATTTTTTTTTGGGTGATATTTATAAATAAAATAAAAAGAAATTAAAAAAATAGACAATGGCTGATTTACTAATGCAAATGCCGGTACCTTACGAACCCAAAAGGCAGAACCGATTTATAATGAGATGGGTTGACACATCGTTGGGTATTAATGAATGGTACGTAGAGTCAACGTCACGTCCAAAGATAACAATAAAATCAACTGAGATTCCATTTTTGAATACCAAAACTTATGTTGCGGGACAATTCGAATGGGGTGAAATCAGTGTTACATTCCGTGACCCAATCGGCCCGTCTGCGGCTCAAGCTCTTATGGAGTGGGTACGTTTACATGCGGAGTCTGTTACAGGTCGTATGGGATATGCAGCTGGATATAAAAAGGACATTAACTTAGAAATGTTAGACCCAACAGGTGTTGTAATCGAAAAATGGTTATTACAAAACTGTTTCTTAACAGGTGTTGATTTCCAATCATTAGACTACGGTCAAGATGGTTTGGCTAAAATTCAAGCAACACTTCGTCCTGACAGATGTATTTTATTATTCTAATATAATTGAATTACTATTTACAAATCCACACATTGTGTGGATTTTTTATTTAAAAAAGTTTTTATGGAAAACAATCAGTATAGTCAAGAAGGTTTTAACTTGCCACACGATGTAATTGTGTTACCTAGCGGTGGAAAATATTATAAGACAAAAAAGAAATCAGTTAAAGTTGGTTATTTAACCGCGTCTGATGAAAACATCTTAATTAACGCAACCAAAAATGGTGGTGAGGGTTTAATTACCCAGTTAGTTAGAAATAAATTATATGAACCTGATTTGAAACCCGAAGATTTATTAGAGGGTGATTTAGAGACTATTCTTATCTTTTTAAGAAATTCATCATTTGGTCCTGAATATATTTTTAATGTTGTTGACCCTGAAACAGGTAAACAATTTGAGTCAACAATTTTGTTACAAGAATTAAATTTTATTAAACCTGAGGTTGAACCTGATGAAAATGGGTGTTTTTTAACAACATTACCAAAATCAGGAGCCCAAGTAAAATTGAAACCATTAACTTATGGTGAAACATTAGAACTTGCTAAAATGGTGGACAACTATCCAAAAGGATTAGTACCACCGGCAATTACTTGGAGATTACAAAAACAAATAGTTGAATTAAATGGAAGTAGAGAATTGGGTACTATTAGTAAATTTCTAGACCAAATGCCAATCATGGATTCGAAGTATATTAGAAATTTTATAGATAAAAACGAACCAAGAATTGATTTAAATAGAGAAATTATAGCCCCATCCGGAAAAAAGGTACTCACACGTATTACCTTTGGGGCGGAGTTTTTTCGCCCTTTCTTCTGATTACACCATTTATTTATTAGACCAATACATTTTATTGTCCAAGTATTTACATACATCTTACTCTGATTTTATTTCTATGCCTATTTATCAAAGACGATATCTTGTTGATAAAGTCATAGAAATTAATACACCGAAAAAATGATGATGTTTGACGTAACAAATACAACTGATTCAGATGAAACCGCAAGATTAAAAGCCTTGTTAAATCCAGTTGCAATGGCTAAACAAATTGCCACAGACACTGCTGAAATTTTCACATCAATACCTGACACGTTAGTAACTATTGACCAACAATTTAATTCCATAATGCAAAATATGGGTGTTGGTAGAGGTTATTCTGAGGCAATAAAGGATAATTTATCTAAGGGTGCGTATGCAGTATTAAAACTTGGAGGTGATATTAAAGCTGCAACTGCTTTGCAAAACGAAGTTGTTGACGCATTTGGTAAAAATATAGTATTAAGTGAGGATATGTACGCTAAGTTGTACGCCTCTGCAAAAGTTTCGGGAGTCGCTTAAAAAGAATTACTTGAAGGTTTTGAAAAGGCTGGAATGTCTATGAGTCACATTACCGAAGAGATGTATAAGACTACAAAAATTGCGAGAGATTTAGGAGTATCATCACAAGCTGTAAGTAAATTAGTTGTTGGTAATTTAGAACAATTAAACAGATTTAATTTTGTAAATGGAGTTGATGGTTTGGCAAAAATGGCGGCAAAGGCAACTACATTAAGAATTGACATGCAACAAACTTTGGATTTTGCTGAAAAAATGTTAAATCCTGAGGATGCAATCAATATGTCTGCCGCGTTACAAAGACTAGGAAATGTTTCATCAGATTTGATTGACCCATTAAAATTAATGGATTTGGCTCAAAACAACGTACCTGAATTACAAAACCAATTAAGTGGATTGTTTAAACAATATACTTTCTTTAATGAGGAAACACAAGCTTTTGAATTTTTCCCTGACTCTAAATTAAAATTAAGAGAATTACAAAAAGAATTAGGTATACCTATGGCTGAGATAGAAAAAATGGCATTAGGTACTGCTAATTTGGATAAAAAACTTTCGGATATCGATTTTAGTGGATTAAATATTACAGAAGATACTCAAACTGCAATTGCTAATCTTGCAACACTCGATAAAAATACTGGTGAATACGTTATCACTACAAAAGATGGTAATTTACAAAATGTAAATGATTTATTAAAATCCTACCAAGGTAGAGAAGAAGATTTGAAAAATTTTATTACTGGAATGGAAGAAGAGGCTGGTAAAACTTATGAGGAAAAAATGTTTGACATTGCAAAAGAACAGTTAGGGTTAACAGGTGAGATGAACGCTAATTTAAATGCGATGACCAAATCCCTCGGTTTACAAATTTCGTCGACAAAACAGGGTAATAAAGCTTTAGAGACATCAGTTAAAGCGGTTGACGCATATGCTAATGTTCAAAATGAATTATATCGACCAGAGGTTAAGGGTGGGTATAAAGTCGGTAAAAATCAATATGACCAAGGTACAATTTCAGGTATTGACAAATATATTGACCAAACAACAGGATTTTTAAAAATTACCGAGTTGTCAACCGACGCTTTAAAATCTGTTGAAAACGGAGCTAAAGAATTAGCAAAAGTATATAAAGACGCGGGTCTTACTATGGCAAAAGTTACAACTGCGATATCAGGACTAAACATTATGGATACTATCAATAAGGCATTTAATGTTGAAGATGCAGTGTATTTTCCTGAACAAAACCAAGTTATTAATAAAGATAAAAATGATTTAGTTGTTTTTGCTCAAAAAGAAAATATAAATGTTGGAGAAAAACCAGAAACTACACAGAATATAGAAATACCTGATATTAGTGACAGTCTTATTTCTGCTTTACAAAATATTAAGATTGAAAATAATATCCCCCCAATTGATTTAACAAAATTAATGGATTTTGCAAAATCTAATATTTCTAATGAGACAATTAATAATTTTACTAACAAAATATCAAATCAAAATTTAAATAATGAAGTTGTTCAGTTAACTCAAATTGCTAGCAAAGATTTGGGAATTAATTTACAAGATTTAACAAAATCATTATCTTCAATCATTCAAAAACCGATTGAAACTCCAAAACCAAAAGAAACTGTCAATGAGGTTGTTAATCAACCAAAAGAACCTCAAAATACTGCTCCAAAAGAAACAAAAATTGACCATAGTATTACCATAACGTTTAAAGCTGAAGGTAATAACGAGTCATTAAGAATGGTTGCAAATAAATTCCAAAATGATGATGTGTTTAAAAGTAAGATTATTCAAAGTTTAGACATTAAGAAAAGTAACTATCAAGTAGATTCTGATAATCCATATCAGAACTATATACAACAAATTTCAATTGCCTAAAATTTATTTGTTTCTATTTATTAGAAAAGTTATAGATGGAGAAAAACCTATTGTCATTTAGAGGGTCAGAACAATTTAGGAATGGTTTACTTGCTAGAAATTTACAACCATATCAGTTGACAGGATATTTTACGTCTAATAATGAAAATGTCGATACTGAGACTGTAATTAATTTCCAAAATGTTACGGTAACCGATTCTCCAAACATTAGTGAAACTGTTGATGGAAATAATAACCAAAATGTTATTAACAACACAAAATTAAATCCATACGGACCTGGTGGGTCAGATGATATTGTAGATATTGCGGATATAATAAATTACCCTAACCAAAATTCAAATTCATCTGTTTCATTAAATGACGGCTCAACTTTTACTTTAAACAACAACCAACCATATTGGCCATTAACAGAAACCAGAATGGACATTGTTAATGAGATAAGTATTGATACAATAGGTGTTTTAAACAGTTACGTTTCATCAGATAACTATGAGAGTTTATATTTTGTTAGTGATACTCCATTAATTTCAAACAAAAGTACAAAAGGGGAATACCCAAATTTTGTTGAAGGACAAGTTACATTAAGTAAAGTTTTAGAGAAATCGGCAAATAATCCTGACGACTCTTATTTGGCTCAAATATCTACCACATTTTTGGATTTCCAAATTAGGGCTAATATTGATAGACAAATCTATGGAAACACATTAGGTAGGGCTAATTTCCAAGCTCTAACTAATCCATTCTCAATTGCGGAACTTGCAACAGGACAAGAAACACTAATTCAAAAAAATTGGGTAATTACTGTTCCTGACGGAGTATTTGACCAAGCAAAATACTTAACTCAACAGATGACGGGTAGTATGTTACCGTCATCACCAATTGAGGGAAGTTATTTTAATGAACCTGATAATAAAAACGCAACTGTTAGACAATTATTAGATACTGCTTTATCAGGTGTTTATAAACCTGCTGACCCTAATAATAACCCGTCTAAGAAATTTTTGAACAATACTGGTAGTGGTCAAAAATCAGTATTATTTAAAAGTTTAAATTATAATACGTTTAAACCTGACTACGACACAACAAGAACTCAGGCAGGTTTATTTTTTAATGCTCTCTTTAACATTGATAGACCATCATTGGTTAACTATTATGTTGGGAGTGATGTAACCGACCCAAGTAAAGTTAATTCACCTGCTGATGACTCACCTGTTAATTATTTGGGACAACAAACCAGTTCTGTGGTTTATGGCCCGACTAACATGGCAAAAGTCTATGAAGGTACGGTATATCAAAACTATCAATTTGGATTAGGTGAAAAACCATATGACCAAAGACCTTCTGATGATGGAGGATTTATTTGGGCATCTACCGACACTATAAACAATGCAGGTAAGAAAGTTGGTGAAGGGGGAGAAGCGAGTTATGGTGACTTTAATAATTTTATAGGTAATGGAATTAACTCTTACTATTTAAATGCGGTTTCTATTGACAAGGGAGGGTTTACCCCCGGTTCAATATTGGATGAAACACAAAGATTAATTGACTCAACACCGCAGGGTAAAAAAAGATTACAACACGCGGGAAATGCAATCAATCAAATTTCAAAAGTGTTTAACGATGGGTATAAAGAAATTACCAAAGGTTCAAAAGTTAAAAAATATGTTAATAAGGCAGGTGTTGAGGTTGGACAAGAATATGGAAGATTATTTGCAAAAGATAATCCATATTATACTTATAGTAACTTACAACAGACTGTATCAAGTGATAGTGGTAGTGCAATAAATGGAAATATCCGTAAATCTTCATATTCAGTACTAGACTCAACATATAATTTAAACATTGCTCCGTTAGCAGGAAACGGCTCAACAAATGTTACAAAAGAAGGTTCTGTTAAAAAATACATGTTTTCAATTGAAAATTTGGCTTGGAGAGGTACTCCTGATTGGAATGATTTACCTGCGTGTGAAAAAGGTCCAAATGGAGGTCGAGTTATGTGGTTTCCGCCATATGATTTGTCATTTTCAGATACAACAAGTCCACAATTTGACTCAACAAATTTCTTAGGAAGACCTGAACCTGTTTACACATATAGTAATACAAAAAGGACAGGTACTTTAAGTTGGTCAATTATTGTTGACCATCCTTCGGTTTTAAATTTAATAGTTGATAAAGAATTGGCTAAGGCAGATTCTCAAACCGTAAATGGTGTTATTGCATCGTTTTTTGCTGGATGTAAAAGATATGATTTATATGAACTTGCGGCAAAATTCAACACATTATCTTTTACTGATTTAACCGCATTATATCAAGAAGTATTGGGTAGTAATCAAACATCATTAGAGGAAAAAGAAAGCGCTGCTCAGGGATTGACACCGACTACTAATAATAGTCAAAATAATAGTGAGGTAATAACAATACAATCTGATTATAAAAATAAAGGATTTTATTTTGATACTAATCCAACAACTGACGATTTTTTTAATCAGTATGAAACTTATACTGGGGATGAAAGAAAGTTACAATATTATAGTTCTAATCCCGATGTGTCGGCTCAAACCACGACTTTTTTTACTGATGTAATTCAATCGGACTACTCAAAATTAGAAGCATTTGCAAATGAGATTAAATCAATTATTGACGGAAAAAAAGGTAAAGTTACCATAGAGTTACAAGGGTCTAAATTTTCAAACACTACAAATTATGACATTGTTAATAATACTATGACCGATAGTGTTGTTAATTATTTTAAAGAGAGTATCGATTTAGGTAGTACGGTATTTGAAGATGGTACCCTTACTATAAAATTATCAACATCATCATTAGATAATGTTGTATTGTCTAATAATGTTGATTTTAGTTGTACTGAGGTTTTAACTGCTCCAAATGATGTGTATTCGCCAAATGCAATGGCGTGTAGGGCATTAAGAGTTAAAAATGTAACAGTAACTCCATTTCCTAATAATACTCAACAAGTACCGGCACAACAACAAACAGGATTAAAACCTCAAGAAAATACCGATGTATCAAATAAGACATCTTCAATATCCAAGTTTTTAATTAGAAAATTATTGTCTGAATGTGATTACTTTGAGGTCATTAAAGAATCTGACCCATTTGTTTATCAATCCATCAAAGAAAAAATTAAATACTTTAATCCGGCATTTCATGCAATAACTCCTGAGGGATTAAACAGTAGATTAACATTCTTAAATCAATGTACAAGACCTGGTAATACTATTCCGACTAAAACTAAGGATGGTAATGTCACAAATAATAATGTTGTTAATACAAGTTTTGGTAAACCTCCTGTTTTAGTTTTAAGAATAGGTGATTTTTACAACACAAAAATTATTCCTGGCTCAATACAATTTTCATATGAAGGATTAGATATTAATCCACAAGGTATTGGAGTACAACCTATGATTGCAAAAGTACAAATGAGTTTTGACTTTATTGGTGGTAGTGGGATTAAAGAACCAATTGAGAAAATACAAAATGCATTATCATTTAATTATTATGCCAATACTGAACTTTATGATGATAGGGCAGTTGAGACAGAAGATTTTTCATCAATCGATACTGAGTTATTCCAATCGATTACTTCAAAACCTTTTGGAACTGACTCAACACAACAAGGTGAATTAGGGGGTACAATTATTGGTGAATTTGTAAATGAGGTTCCGTTATATAGTGGTAATACTAGTGGACAAACACAATACAAAGCATTTTTTGGTAGTTTCATACAAGAAACACATGATTATTTTGTGAACACTGTAAATTTCTCACAAGACATTGTGTCTAGTTATAATTTGGGTATCTTAAAACAATTATGTTTAACAAGAAATTATAGTAATGGATACGTTAATCAATTACAACAACCAAATACTAATTTTT